GTTTCTCCAGAAAAATATTGTCGGCTTTGTGCTATAAACAAGCTCGCCGGCTGAAGCTGTTTGAAGGTTAACTACGGTATCTATAATAGAAGAGGTTAAATTAGGGCTGCTTCCTGATAACTTTAATAAGCCTTCATGAGTTAAAGAGTTATTAATTAAATTATTATTTCGGTGAGGTGTTAATCCAATTTGTAAGCCTTTACCGCCGATAGAAGAAGTTAAATAAGGTGGCTTGGAATATATGTCATTTCTGGCATCTAAAGGCCATGCACTTAGCAATGAAGGCTGATAAGGCTGGTATGAATCAAGCTGGAATAAAGTGCCAGAAAGATGTTGACCATTATTTGGTAATTGTAGGTGGTTTTCGTAAGTTTGATATCTGTTGACAACAACACCATTATTGATATATTCTACAACCAAGCCTTGCAAGCCCAAATCTAAAGAATTAGTTACAACATTATTCGTGTAAGATGATGTACCTTCTATTCCAGGACTAGTTCCAAAGGTAGCGCTAACAAAGTTTACTGAACTTGATATTAATTGTCTAGCAGAGGAAAATTGTGCTGCGCTATAAGACTCAGGAAATTTAGTGTTCTGTTGAAGCTCTAAAGAATTTAAAGCCACTCCATCTGTTCTTAATCTAGTAGAGCCATCAGAAGTCGAAGTTGTAGAGTCTCCTCCTTGGTTTTCTTTCCAAAATAAACGCGGTGAGGCAGAATCATATCCTGATAAACCTGAAGTTTGTTCATAACTTTGTCTCTCTAGTTTATAATCTCGATAAGAATTAATTTCTCTAGGCCAAAGATTTTCTGAATACATAAAAGTTGTGGCGCCAGCTTGTTTTGCCAACTTAATTAAATTATGAAATTTAATGTTACTTGATTTAAAATGTATGAACTTACCTGGTATATCTATAGATCCTGTGCTAGGGTCACCTGAAGAAAATTTAAGTGCAGAGTTCATTTCATCACTAGCGAAATCAACCATTTGATTCATAAATGATGCTCTTATTCTCATATCTTGACCTTCGCCACCGGGCACTAAATATGTTAGTGGCCTGTGTTTAGTAGTCACAACAGGAGTATAAAATTGTCTTAAGTTTTGAGGAATGCCTGGATGTTTAGACTCACTAATATCAATGAAATTTCCAGCGCTTGAGCTTATATAATTTCCATTTTCATCTACTTGAGCAGGGCTATATTGATATTCACTTGGTCTCAGGCGCTCTAAGCGATATCTTTCCAGTCTTTTAGATTCTTCTCTAGCAAAAGGATCTGGATGATTCATATCAACAGACATTGTATTATTCATACGTAAATGTCTAGCAATAGGATGATCTCCACCTCTATATTGATTCCAAGATGAGTGTTGATACGGACCGTTTCTATTTAGAAGTAGGCTATTTAATTGATTTGGGTTGTTTGGATCTCCTTGATTTTCTATTGCTGTATTATAATAAGTTGTTGAACTTAAAGATTCTGGCAGCCCTAACGTGTTTGAAGAAGCTGACACCGCATCTACTATAAGAGTATTAAGTCCTACAAAGTCAACATTAATATTATCAGAGCCAGTTAAACTAGCGCTTAAAAAATTTATTGATCCGCTAAAAGCCATAATTTTATCAATCCTATCATATAATTAGAATATTTTTTAAATAATTGATGCAGTAATCCATCTTGTTTGTTGATCTGTTCTTGGAATCATGTGGGATACAAACGCATTATCAAACGAAGAAGCTGTTACAGCGGTCATACCAGAAAAATCTTGAGACGCCCCAGTTAGTTCTATTCTTTCTATGTTATTTCTGTGATATTTATGAAAAGATGCATCACCTGTTAATGTATAGTCAGCTTTTTTAATAGCCCCTACAGTCTCACTACCAAACACCCTAGCAGCACTAGTGTTGTGTGCGCTGACACCAAACTGCCCTTGATGTGCTTGCAGTTGTGTGTTGTGGACAGTGCGAGCTGATAAATTTCTAAACGTTGTGACATTGTATACAGAAAAAGTTTCATGAGCTGGATCTAAAAACCCTCGTGAAGTTACTTCATAGCCGCCTGGAGCGCTAAATCTTGTTAAAATTCTAGTTTTGTTTTTAATTGTGCCTGTCAAAAACGAACGGTCAGGAAGTGTGTAGTTTTTAAAAGCCGGTGAATTTTTTCTTTGTGCGCCGGGTGGGGTGCTAAGTAAATCTTGTATTCTTTGAATAAACGGTATTTCTGGATGTATTGCATTAATTTGATTGTTATTTTTAACAAAATATGGATCATTATTCTCAGGGCTTGTGGTGTTGACATATTCATATCTATTAAGATAATTTCCTGCAACTGTAGGTGAATTTCCGGTCATATGAATATTTCTAATGTTAACTGGACTCTTTGCTAGATTGCCCCTGGTCAAAGTTGCGTATGGGCGCCTAACATCATCATAAGTTGGATGAAGAAGTTTGAAAGAGTTTTGATTGACCTCAGCTGAACCAGCAATGTTTTTATAAAAATTAATAGAATCAATAGCGCAGTCACCTAAGTGGCTTGGCCCGGCTGTATATAAAAATCTTATATAAAATCTTTTACCCAGCCATTGCTTCAAACCCTCTCCATGTGTGGATTCAGAACTTATAATAGCTGTGCTCCAATTATCAGTATCGCTACTATGCTGCTGCCCGGCTAATATAGTCGCACCTGAAGAAGGTGACGAAACGCTACCTAGCGAACCCCACCTAACATGTAAATCTTGCACTCCTCTAGAAAAGTTACGATATCTGCATGCCTGAACCCTTAAATTTCCTATTCCTAGACCATGCATGTGATATCTAAAATAAAATCTTACAGATGAGTCAGTGGATAAATCTAACAAATCTATCAGCGGTGTTACTAAACTAAAAGTCTGACCAACTTTACTTGGCAATACCTCGCAAAAAGCATAAGGACTATTAACATTGGGTGTCGGGCCATAGCCGCCGGCGGGACCAGTGCCAACAGAAGGAGTGGCGCCTTTAAAGAACATCCAAGAATTGTCAGCACCGATGCCATTTCTCCAATATTCATAAGGACTTGGCTCAGGAGATTCAGAACCAGGTGGTAGCGATAATATACTAGTGTCCGTAGTTGGTGTTGTTGATGCATTACTAAAATCTTCAGATAATATTGTTTCTGCAGAGGATAAATTTAAAAATGTCTCCAAGTGCCAGCCTTCTGGGCGGGTCATCCTATTGTCAGAGCCTTGATTCAGCTTAACATGACGATGAGCCATGCCACCTACATGCTGCTTGGTGAATGGACCTTGTAGTGGTATTTCAGCATGCGGCCCATATTTATCTTCATGAAGATTTGTGAAGTCTAAGCCAAATTGGTCTGCATACAAGCTTCTGTAATCAGAGGAAATTGACGATGAGTACATAGAAAATGGTAGTATTAAAGTACTTTTTGCATCATTGTATTGTAGATCATTTTCTTCTGTTCCTAATGCATTTGAATCATTTAGCTGATCAGCTGTCATCGTAAGCGTTTCTATGCGTACTTTCTTTTTTAAATCTGCAAATGGATCAAAAACATCATCAATGTCTTTTTCAGATGTTTGATTATCCATATCTAGATAAAGAAAATCATCATCAGAGCCCCATTTTATAGCAGTTTTATAATAATCATGTATTTTTGCTTCATCTGGATTCGAGCCGGCTTTTAAATTTATTTGTCTTTTTATCTCCAGGTCAACAACTTTTGTTAAGCTAGTGTTTTTATAATAAGATGTTGAGTATTTAACGCCTGCTGTGGTTTTTGCAGTTGTTCCAGAGCCAGAAACTTTTGAAACCAAAACTTTTAATAGTGCATCTTTGCTATTATCAACTCCTGCATCTCCAGAGCTTAAAACATCTGCTCTTTCAGCTCTCTGCTTCCACCAGAGAGAGCTTTTGTTTTGAGTGGTGTTTTGTCCAGGGCGAGACCCCAAAGGAGGCTGAAAAACTCTGTAGTTCCACTTCTTCTCGTTAACTGCACCTGCATAGGCAGTTAAATCGATAGGCTGTTTTTCTAATGTCGGAAACTTAGTCCAATATTTATTACGTTCTAAAATATGACTTTCGACCATATTTCTCATTAACTCTACAGTGTTAGAAGATGCTGGTATCAATTGGGCTATCATCATTGTTACAGCATCGTCAATCCACTTATAGAACTCAATAAATTTGTCCAGATCAGGCTCTGTCTCAACACCCATGAAGAACAAATCTCTGACTTTCTCCATTTTTTTATAAAATGGACGATATCTGTTAACAGGCTCACCAATTAAATTATTAAAATCAACAATAGAAGCAAAAAACCTAATCATTTCTTCTGAAATTGTCTGGTACATGCTTTTTTCAATTGAAAGAAGATGTTGAACGTAAGTGGTATCTCTAGTGAATACGATATCATCTTGCTTATTAAGAATTTTTACCATATCATCACTATTGACAACTTCAGGTAATTTTTGTTTTGCAGTTTGTACAAACTCTACTTGTATCGCTTGATCTCTATAGCCCTGCTTTGAAGTGAAAAAATCGCCGCGGCCTGAATAATTTTTTTCCAGTACGTCACTTAAAATACCATAACTGTATAGATCACTTGAGCCGGATGAAAAATCGTCAATGTAAAACTGGCCAGATGCATCAGAGCCGGTTACGTTATCCATATTCCAATTCAATAGAAGAGTTTTTATTTGTGGTATTTTTGTTTCAAGTACGCTATCATCATTTATAAAATTAGAATTTTTAAGTGGGTGTAAAACACCATAAGTATTAGAGTTTTTACCATGAGCCTGCATGGTTTCGTTGTCTAGGTAGCTATACCATGCACGTACTGATGAAATCTTAGCATCAGAATATGATATAACGCTTCCTGTAAAGTTTGTTCTTTGCGCGCCGATGAATATTCTTTTTGGCTCAGTAAAGAACTTAGCTGCCTGTGCAACACTAAGTGTGCCGCTAACAACAAATTCATTTTGTAAATAATCAGATAGATAATTGTTACCATAAAGCTCATAAGTATACGCATCACTAAGACCATGATCAATTGAATCTTTAACATTAGCTGGAACTGAATAATTTGTTGGTCTCAACCTAAAAGCTAAATTCCATTTTTGATTATCATAAAGTCCAATGTACTGCGTAGAAGACTTATTACTTAAAATATCTGACGCACCATTTGTAACTATTGAAAATTTACCATCTCTGCGATCTTCTGGTCTTTTATCAACAATGACATTAAAATTAATTGTATCATCAGTGGCAAATGTAAAATCAGCGTCTGAAGCCGGCACGGCATGTAAACCAAATATTGAAGATGTTAGGTTGGGATATAAATCATACGCTGGATCTACGCCAGGTGTTCTTTTGGGTAAAATTATTTCTGCTTCAATTGTCAACGCGGCACCAGTTACAGATGCGGTTGGTATGCCTGGTATATAAGATATTGTGTTATCGTGAGAAGAATTCTTAAATTGATAAGCCGTTGCGCTAAATGAATTTAAATAATCTGAATTGGCAGCAAATCTTGTGTCTGAATCGTCAAAATCTATAAATCTTTTCTTAAGAGCAGTGCTTGTAAAGTTTTCTTTAAGCTCATAAACATCGTTATTGGCGTATATGTTTAATTTTACTAGCTCTTCATCAACCCCGAAACATCTTAGAAAGTTTCTTAAAGATTTAAATGTGCCTTTAGATTTTTGTATATAAGCAAGATTATTATAGATATTTTGATAAATTGTATTCTTTATTTCATAAAGCTTCTTTTCAAATAGCTTGTTCTCACCTCTTTGCAAATACTCTGCTAAGACTGAAGCTTGCGCAAAAAGCTGTGGCGCATCATAGCCTCTTGTCTCTAACAATCTTCCAGCAAAAGGTAAAGGTTTTTCGTATAAGTTGTCATCTGGATAATTTATATCTTTTAGCTTTGGTAAATTTTCCATTTGAAGATAAAGATCATCAAAAAAACTAGCCATGATTTGCATTAAAAATTTTAAATTATTTGATTCTGCCTCGTCTTCTTCTAAAATCCACCCGGGTAAGGACTTATATAATGAAACACTATTAGTGTAGTCATGCATCTTGCCTTCTTTCTTCTTTGAATCAAGCAATGCTATGACATCTGGATGGTTATCATAGATTATTGGATCTTTAAATTCTTTTGATGCTGCATTCGACATAACAATCGCAGAGCCAGTATTTCTAGAGGTTGTTGAGTTATAATTAATAAATGTACCATTTGATATTCTACCAGAATAATCTAAAATTGATGCATCGGTAGCGCTATTGCCGGTTATTCCTTCATTAAATTTAAAGTAAACTCCTAAATCAACTGGATTCGAAACATCATCATACTTAACATCATCAGTATTTGTGCCTCCATTAATCTGATCTCTCCAATATCGACCAATTTGTTGAGCATTTCTTTCTGTTTTCCAATATCTAAACTCATCAAATGAACAAGAAACAACATTTCCCCAACCTTGAGCAGAAGTTGAATGGCCTGGCGCAGCAGCGGCGAGTGCTCCTAGAGTTGCAACTAATTTTCCATCGATGGCGCCAATAGATGATGCATCAATTTTGGTTGAAACATGCCTTGAATCCACGTAGAGATTTGATTTATCACCTTTAAATGTCAAAGCATAGTGATGCCAGTTTCCGTCTGCAATGTCGCCTAGGCCAGTATCATGATCAACAGAAAAAGAATCGCTAGATCCAGAATGAATAATCAAAAATAGTTTATTTTTACCGGCTGAGTTGCCGAAAGAATATACCCTTAAATTTGCATAATCACTGTTAATTACAGTATCTGAAGAGGCTGTAACAATATTAAAAATATTTTCTACCTTAATTACACTGGTGTCAGCCCATCCATCTTTCTTCATCCAAAATTCAATAGTGACACCTTTGTCTGGATCTATTTCAAGATTACTTGTCCTCTGATAATCGACATTATATATATTAGACTTTGAAATTCCAGATTGTGATGGGCCGGCAGAAACATGACTTTTATAATCACCGCCCAAATCAGCATGCGGTCCACCTGAAAAAAGTATATATTCCGGGGCGCTACTGCTATAAGTGTTAGACTCTTGTGTTAGAGTGTATGTACTTGATCCAGAGTTAATATTAATAAATCCATTTGTTCTTGGATATTCGTTTTCAAAAAGAAATAAGTCTAGATAAGTGCTTTCATTCTCCCATTCAGTTTTTTCTGCTAATGAGCCATCATACGGATAAGTTTGGTAAATTCTTTCAATTGAATTTCTATAATATTCTTCGGCTAATCCAAAACGAGCAAAATTAGAAGCAGTGGTAAAATCTGTGCTGGGCAGATATCTGTGCCTCTTCTCACTGTAGGCCTCTATATATCTCTTTGATTCTGTATCCTCTGTAAAATCATTCTGAGTTTTACTTTTTAGAGTCTTAAGTGAATAGCCTTTGTTGAATAAGTCTTTAATGCTCATTTAATACGTTCCGTTTATTATTTTTCAACTCTAAAATTAAATTCGTGCTTTTGCTCTCTCCAGCCACCTGATGAATGAAAATAAAGCTTTATAGTATACATGTAGCCTGGCTCCAATAAAGACATATCTAGATCAAAATAGCTACCTGAATTATCATATGATAAATAAGTGTGCTGTGTGGTGCTACCGGTAGAATTTTGTATTATTATTTCATTATCAATTGCTCTGCGAATCTCAAAAGAAGCGCTTGGTATAATTGTATTCTGAATTTTTGAGCTAGCGACAGTGTATATATTTGGACTGTAATTTCTTGGTCTTGCAAAAACTCTAAACCTAGCAGTCTCATCGCTAATATAGCGCGATTTTAGATTTGTTATTTTTGTAACAAATTCGTTATAATCATTGGCTAATAAAACACTACTATTGTTGAAATTATTAACTGTAATTGAGCCAGTTTTGTAGACACCCCCTACAGATCCTGACCATACATCGTGAATAATCGAAGATGTTGTATCTAGCGATATAGAAGCTGAATATATGCCGGTACTTGATTTTCCAGCTGTTGCGGAAGCCAATGAACTACCATTTGGAATTCCATTGCTTGAAGCGTATAGATTAACAGTCACGTCCTCAGTAAGAGGTATATCAACTAATCTTCCACGAATATAATTATACAAGTATAACTTATTTAAATTATCAAGTGAAGGGGCCATCGAAGAACTGGCAAAGAAATAACCTCTATCATCTTTTATAGTTGAATCCCAGCGTGCCTCAATAGAGGGCTTTTTAAAGAAAAACTCACTAGTTCTAGAAAAAAATCTTTTAGTATAAAAGCTTTTTTGCGCACCTTCCGGATTGTGTAATATTGGATCTGTGTCTAAACCAGATGAATTTGACACATAGCCTTCTTGACTGGCCGTTAAAAATATACCAAATCCATAGTTTGGCTGATTATTAGCTATCCACTCCTCGACAGCTGAAGTTACATCAATTAATATGTCTTCATCTCCATCTTTAAATGTAAAGGTATAGTTAGGCATTGTGCTACTAGCCCCAGCAACATAAGAAGCTGAATGATAGTCACCGCCCACTTTATTCCATGCAGTTGTTTGTGACGCGCTCATCCAGTTTGAGCCAGCAATTAAACTGTGGCTTTCGTCACTATAACCTTCCATATCTAAGCCAGTGCCCTCTTGCCAAGACTGTGAAACTGCCATCACATTAACTGTAAAATCTCTAGGAAGCTGCTCAGAGTGTCGAGCATTGAACATTCTTAAATAAAAACTAACACTTCCAGAGGCTGGGACTGTCCCAGCGGTCCGGTCAGCGGATATGCTATTAATTGGAAATTCTATTAAGACGCGAGATAATTCTACGGAAGAAGTAGTTTGTTGACCATGGACAGAATAAATCTCTAAGATATCAGAGGCGCCCATGTTCGAACCAGTTTTTCTAGTAGAAATATTTAATCCAAACCCATTAGTTATAGTGTTATCTTTTGTAGCGATGTACTTTTTTATACCCATTACTTAATACTCCCTACAATATTTAGATTTGGAAACTTTAATTCATAGACAGCATTTTCTGGAGCATATAGTATTCTACCATCAGCAGATATGTATTCATCAATATTTAGAGTGTCAGAGGAATAGTTGCCGCCAGATATGTTTTCTATTTTAACATTTGTAACATCTACAATCTCATCTAAGTTATTAACAACATCATATATGCTAGTAATGTAGAGCGGTTCACCAATATTCATTTTTGTTGTAAATAAGTTCTGTATTTCATTGATAGCTAAATTAAGTGCTTCAAATTTATCTTGTTCGTAATCAACCACAGCTGTAAAGTTAATTTTTATATTGATAATTCGAGCATCAAGCATATCAATTGTGTCATTTATCATTCGATAGTTATTGAGCCATACCTTAAGGTTGTTTTTTATAACACTATTTGTGGTAATGAAATTACCATTTATATCTTCCGAGAGAAGATACATATTTAGATTTCTTTTAAAAGAATCCTGGTCACGTAATACTTTCGCTCTTTTAACTTTGCCAAACTTAGATGGCATTCTATAAACCACTCCCTCATAATCGTCAGCAGTAACTGCTCTATTTTGTGTTGTAAAAACATCATTTATTCTTTGTCTAAGCTCAGCTGAGGATGGCAATGATACGTCACCTAATATTGGCTTTTCATTTGTAATCTCTAAGCTAGCCCTTGCATTTTCAATTTTTGTGGAATTTGTTGCAGCTGTGCCAAAAACAAAGATTGGAGCATTTACTTTTGTCAAACCATTGACTGAGACGTTAACATTTTCGACTTTGTTTGTTCTATAAACAACATTAAGAGTTGTGTTTGCTGGAGCAATACCAAATTTATCAGTTTCAAGTAGGTTTGAAGGATCAAAAGAAACATCTTTTTCATAGTCTTTTCCATGCATTTTTAAAACAACATTAGATGGGTGAGTGATATTATCCGTCTTCAAGGAAGATTCTGAACCATAGCCAAACTTAATAAAAACTTGTCCAAAACGATTAAAAACAACATATCTTCTAGGGACCGAGGTCGCAACAATTTTCTCTGGTGCATGCCTGCTGGTTTCTGAATCCTTATTAACAACAGATCTAAAAACAGTATTTTGTGATAAATAATCCACTTCAAAATACTCATTACCCTCAGCATCAGTGACTGATACAACTTCAGTAATATTTGGATCGCCTAAGCCTAGCGTTAGGAACTTTTTAAAATCCCCAACGGTAAAGACCTGTTCGGAAAGTTCTCCAGAAATAACTTTGCCATAAGCTTTAATCGCAAATGATGTTGGTGCGCCTGTGGCTGAATCACTAGTAGCTACCACAATTTCGTTATCGACATTCGAAAAATCAACGTCATCTATTAAAGTAAACACAGCTCCGCTAGTTGATGAAAAAGTACTTCCCTTAACTAGAGTCGGTAAATAATCACTATCTGGCTGTGTTCCATTAACAACCGGAGGAACTAATATGTAAAGAGTTATAACTCCAAAAGAATTTGCTCTTAATGGTTGCTTATAGCCAACTTGCTCACCGTGTCTGATGATATTATCATATTCTATTGCGGTATCTAAAAAAGATTCATTTGTCTGATAATCTAAGTAAAAAGACAGAACATCGCCAACATATGATACCGTGTCTAACATCAAAGACCCAAAAGAGGCTTCTGAAAAATCTTGATATACGTCTGGATAATATCTTTTCGTGTAACGTATTAAACTTTCTTTAATTGAACTAAAGTCTCTATCTGTATATCTAATTAATTTTTTATCTTTCTTTGCCATTTGTTAATTTAATTCCTCTTTTATAGCTAGTAATTCTGATGAAATATTCAGACTAGGAACATCATATATAATTGTAAGAGATAAAATATTTGAATCAGGAAGGGTATCTTCAGGCTTATTACGATCAAAATTAACTTTTAAATTTACTATAAATGGCATATATTTTGTAACTTGTTCTTGTATCTTTTGTCTGATGTTTATTATGGTTGCTTGACGAGGGTCAAATAAAAAATTCCTCAAACCAACACCAAAATCAGGATTCATCATTTTTTCTCCGGGAGCAGTCAATAAAAGGTTTTTAAAATTTTGTTTAATTTCTTCCCTATAAGTTGTTATTAGAGAAAATTGCCCAAAAACTTCGTCTCTTTGCAAAGGTATTTGTGGACCAATGGCTTTCATATAATATCCTCTAAATTAAATATATGTATAAATAGTTAACTAAATCAAAGTTCATCTTCGCAATTTACATCATTAAGATCTGTATATTTTTGATGCTGCGATTCTTCATAAGCATCTAAGAATAATATCGCTATATAAATCATACCTGGTATTGTACTTGGCGGGCCGCCGGGGAAAGGCGGAGGTACAACACCACCCAAGAAAGGCATCATAGAAGGTATCATTGCAGCCCACAATCCAGGCAACAGGTATGGAGATTGAAAAATATCTCTCATAATTTTCTTGGCTTCTTCTAATTCTTCCTCAAGTGTTTTTAAGGCGCCCTTAAGTTCAGTGTCGACATTGTTAAAGTCATTTTTCGCATTATTATAATCAGATAATAAATCTGTCATAGACTCTATACTATCTCTAATGTTGTTGTACGTGTCTATTTGATCAGAATCTAAAAAGTCTGAGGCGCCGTCTGGAAGAGGCGAAGCTGATATATTCCAATTAGTTATCTCTGCATCACTAGTTTCAAAAACTATCAAACTAGAGAGCTTATTGCCGGCAGCATTAAATGGTATTTCACCTATAATGTTGATAGATGTCTCTATCGGTATTGTAGCTAAAATAACTTGACTTTCAATTTGTTTCATTGCTGCTTGAGCTGCTTGTTTTGTTGCGTTTGCAACATCTTTGGCAGTTCTTATTCCAGTTTCAATTCCAGCAACAATAGCTTGCTGGGCAGCATTGGCAACATCAATAATAGTTTTTGCAATAATTACAGCAGGATCTGTTACCTCCACAAAGCCTTTTAATATTAAATAAGAAGTCCTGAGGATAATCATTTCTATTTGTTTTGATAAATCAGGCTGTGCTGCAGCTGTATCAAATTCAGAACCTTGTATCTCGTCAATTTCAAAATTACCCACTACTCCAGGCAAGAAAGTATAATCATTACTTGAATTCTTTAATATATCGACAATTTGAAATATTCTTCCTTTTGTAATATCCAAAACATCTGTTGGCTCCTTAATATATTTTGATAAACTATCACTGCCCATCATAAACCCTAAAGCCATGTATCTTTTGATTGGGAATAAGTGTTCAAAAAGCAATCTAAATTCAGGAGTTTGTTTCATCTCGTCAATCATGTCCTGTGCTAGATTACCATAGAAAAATTGATGAAAGTTATTGGTGATATGCTTAATAGCTTCTGCATTTTCTGTATCAAGAAGCTCTTGGACGATATTAGAAACATCAGAACTTAAGTTTGGTAGATACGGAGGCTGAGGTAAGGGAGAGGCCTCGTCGCTAGCTTCAGGAGCTTCAAAAATTATTTCCTCAACTTCCTCATCAACAGGCGTGACAAACCTGTCTAAGCCATTATAAATTTCATATCCCTTTGCAAATATAGGACCGGTCGCGACAACAACGTTATCTGGTGAGTTGTAGCTTATAGCACGTGCAATATTATACCAAACTTTAAAATATTTGTGCGTAGAAAGTGTGACAGACCCTCCAGGGCCTACTAGCGAATCATTTGGTTGGCCGTCTTCTAGGATATAATCTTTAAAATTATTAGTCACCAAAGCTGGCTGCAAGCCTCCGTCTGGATGTGCCAAAGGACTTTTTAAGCCTGTATTTGCTGATGATATGGCTGGTAAATTTTCCTCGACTGCAAGAAGCATCCAATTAAAGCTCTGTGCTCTGATTGTAGCACCGACACCAGGATAAGGCGCTCCCGTTTCAGGATTGATTACAACTGTATAATATCCAGGATAATTATAGCCAGAAATTATCTTATCTTTATACAGGAAAGTTGCAGCTGTGTTGTTATCTTCAGCTTGCTGTTCAGCTGTTACAAAATCTGGATGTAATTTAGCTATTTGTAGTTGAGTCTCTGTTAGATTGCCTAAAATATTTCCGTCTCCAGCCCAAATTTCATATCCACCCTGCAAAAACCAATCGATTGCTGTAATTCTATTAGATAATGTTTTATATGTATCATCATTTGCGCCAAGGGGGTGAGCTGGATCAACCCATGCCGCGTTTAACTCGCCAGTAGCGGTAGTAATATTTAAATTACCAAATGTATCAGGGTTATTGATTAAAACGCTAGCTATATTTTTCCAAAAAGGATCTCCGGGGTCGACCTCCCAGCCTATAACTCCTAGATTATTCATACTAGGAGGATTTATTGCATTTTTGAATATTTCCGCATAATACTTAGCTAAGTCTTTCATATATTGTTCGTTTTCTGGAACGTTGGAATTTACAATATTTATAATGCTCTGGTACTCTGAGCCGGCTACAACCTTATCGACCTCACTCTCACTAAAAGGTCCGGGAGGCGTCGACGAAGCTGGGCTAGTATAATCGTCAGGTAAAGACGCGCCGGAAGGAGGAACAAATAAGTTTTCTATGCCACCTAGAATATCATAAGTATCAGCAGAAAAGACTCCTAGCTTATCCAGAGAGAAAATAGTGTTTGAAGAATCACCCTCTATTGAAAAAGCAGCTTGACCCTCAATAAAATTTATTTCTCTTTCTAGCTCTACGATAGGTATATGTAGCTCATTACATATTTTAAACCTTTTATTAGCTAACATATCTGCGTCACCATAATAATATGGTCTCTGATTATAAAAAGTCTTACTGCTCTTCAAACCCCATGCTGAGACCTCGTCAACTCCGGGATAGTTTCGTTTTCCAGGCATAAAAGTATCTTTCATGAAGTTTTTAATTAAGTAATTTTCCTTAGCATCGTCTGAAACGACTGAGTATTGGTCCTCTCCGCTAACAGCTGAAACATAGCTCATTCTCAATCCAAATTTAATATTCTTAAAGAAAGGAGTTAGTCCGTATATATTAAAAAAGTCTTTTAATTCAGAATTTTGCTCGCGATTTAATTTTTCTAAAAATATCTCATTATAGAAATGGCTCCAAACTGGCAGAGGCACACAATCAAAAATATAAGAGTTGTGGATATTATCTTCCTGGCGATATTTGTTAAGGTCGGATAAAAAGCCAGATACATCTAGATTATTTATTTTTACCTCAAATATCTGAAAAGGATTCTTACAGGGCTCTATTGTAGGTTGACTCTCTGATTTTTCAACATAATAAGTCAAGTTTAACTGCGATGCATACTCTTCACTTAATAAGTCCTCCTCAGTATAGTCCTCAATTTTTACATATGGCTCAAACACAATATTGCCAAACATACCATTGAATATGTTACCATATTGTAGATGCTGGTGCATTTCTTTATTGTAAGCGTCAGAGCCTCCAAGCTGCTTTCTAGCTAAATCATTCATTTTTATAAATCTAGCATATTCTGTATTATAAGAAGTATCTTCGTAGATTTTATCATTTAGACCATAATAACTGCTTGAAGCTGCAAAATTTCCTAAAGCTCTGTAGGCATGCTGAATGACATTATAATCATAGTCTTCAATAGGGACTCCTCCTGGTCTATGATCACTATCTTTATCCAGCAAAGTTCTAGAATATTCTTCACTATGGTAAGAAATTTTTTGTGAAGGGCTATCTAATGCTTGTCCAGGCCATCCCTCAGCTTGATAAAAATTGTATGGAACAGAGTGTAAAAAGTTTTTAGATTTTTTGTTTTTAATAATATTATCGCGATTATTAAATCCATAAATGTTAATATATTTTTTGCACAAGTCAGGAGTATTGTTGTTATTCGGTAGCACTTGATCTATATCAAAACCATCATATCCGACAGAATCATTTAAAGTACCAGCTATTAAGTCTTGAGGATTACCAGATCCATAATTCATAGTATAAACATTTTGATTAAATCTAGCATCTAGAGTATATTCAATATTGCCAACATCATATAATTTTTTATATCTCTCAGGATTTAAATTATCTGGTAATGTATTAAGATTATAGTTGGCTAATACTTTTCTTTTATAGTCTGTTATAAAATTAGGGTCTGAGTTTTTTAAAACTTCAAACTGTAAATCTGTGGAAATTGGTTGATAATTTACTCCTTGGAATAGACTACTAACAATAGAAGTAATTTTACGGCCCGCGTCGGCTATCATATAAGCTACCGGGCTGGTGCCATTTAAAAACTCAGCTAATTCAACATTATCTTGAAGATTATTGTCTTTTCTGACGATCTCTAAAGCATGCATATAGATCTCGCCAAAACTCAAACCAGCGTCTTGCATTGTATCATCAGTATTAATATTGTTTATTATGGTACTGACCATAATATCTGATTCAAAAACATCTCCCAAATCATAACTGTCCCATGATATAACACTTGCAATACACATCTCTAAACAGTATACTTTTATTAATAACTTTATTATTCCATGTGTTAACGCATCTTTGACAGCGTTTTCATCTGGACCACTTTTTTCATATACATCCCTACAAAGCATTTTTTTATAAAAATTCATTATTTCTTGTTTAACTTCATCAACTTTAAAGAAATCTGTCTCTATGTTTTCAATCTCATCAGAAGTCTGTAGACTTAAGTTATCAAAAAGATTACGACATTCAGGATGAATCCCTGAATTATTATCAGATAATGTATTAACAAGCATTTTATTCCATAATTTTTTCATAAATCCACGCTCTTGAAGCCGCGATCGTTTTAATTTTGAAAAAATTTGGTTTGAATAAGCATATTGTAAGGATGAGAAACCATGAGAAGTTAAAATTGCTTCCATTTGATTTCTAAGGTATTCTCTTCTCTCTGAGGCGCTGGTAAAACCAGCCTCGGTGGCAGCCTCTTCACTCTCAAAATCTAAGTAATCCTCTATTTTAGAGAAAAATTTGCTTGTCAACAAGCGTCCAAAAACTTGAGCTTTGAAATTAGTAGGATCAACATTTAAATGGCCTGGCTTGTCTGAAAGATTTGACAAAGTTTTATCAGTTTGTATTAATTTAAGATTATAATATTGCTTAATAGTTTCATATCTTTCAGTTGCACTAAGCATTGGCGCCGTAGACCCACCATATAATGATGAAACTAATTGTTGAATATCGTCTGACACTGGATGTGAAGCTGCTAAGTCAAACACTACATCTTCAGCACTTTCAAAACCAACTAATGGATTGGGGGGTATTTCGCGGTTGTCGCCCTTAGATAGCTTAGCTTTCATGGCCCTATACGTATCTGCAAAAGAAGAGACCGCACTTACAACATCACCTCTTTTGGCACCTAGCATATTTTGGTATAATAAGCTGTGCTTTCTATTTATAAATTCATTGTTTGATTGCAATAAGTTTTGTGCTTGAATAACAGATTCATAATTAGAATTTAGTGGATAATTTAAAACTGTTTCCATATCAATCGCAGTATTAACTTCACTAGTAGGAAGCTCATATCTAATAACATTTGGATTTAGATTGCGCTGATTATAAAGTCTTAAAAATGCATTGATATGATCTGATTCAAATCCTTGTAGTGGGCCGTTATCATATCCTAAAACTTGAGGAAACACTTCATCATCTGATAAATACTCAAATAACTCAGTATTGACAGCATCTGTATCAGCTGAAAAATATGATACCATATCATCTTGTGAGGCAGCTAGCGGGCTTTGCGGATCTACATATGTTTGTTTAAAGACTGCATATGCTGGAATAAAAGAAAAATCACCATATTCATCTGTGGTTATTCCCAGCATGATTGATGCATTGCCAGTACCTGGAAAATTAGGAAATAAAGCTTTTACTCTTTCGTCTGTAAAGCCAATAGCCTCTCCCAAAGTCAAATCTAAAAAGCCTTGAAGCCACATAGTAGAGTTTGATCCGTCCAGTTCGTTACGCCAAAGAGATGTCAAGGGAGGTAACAAAGTAGAAAAGCCAGGAATATTATCTATTTTAGCTAATAATGTGTTAAAATCGAGATGACCAAAGGGCAAACTATCGCTGCCTTCTTCGTAATCCTCTTTCCACGTTGAGGGGTCATCTAATATACCTTTATTTACAACACCATTCTCTTTCCACTCATCTTTAGGGTTAATAATTAATGGTATATGTTCTTCAGTTTTTATCCTAGCAGGATCCTCAAAATATAAATCAACATTTGCCCCTTGTCCTAATCTTTTGCCAGTTATATATGCGTTAAACATTTGATACCATGGGTAAACATCATCATCGCCAGCATCTTCTCCTATAGAAGGCCCCCAAATATCGCGTAATCTAGTGTGTATGGAGTAAGGCCTGGCAATAAGGCCAAAATATTCCATCTGGTCTTGTTGTTGTATTAATAAAGGATATTTAATCGCTTGTTGGGCTTGTATAACGTCTTCTAAATCAACTTCACCAGACTGCAATCTAATCGAATTTAGCGCTGGGGTCTGTAAATGTTTAGCTTCCATAACTGTTTCTGCCAAATATTTAGGCTTTACGTCTTCCCCATATATTTCTTCTAAGGCATTGGATAGTAGTCGTTTTTTCTCGCTATCACTCACCTCTTGATCGGGTATAAATGATTTTAATAGGTCTTTTAAAATAGGAATTTTCTGTTGACCATCGAAAAGGGCATATACCGGTTCAGATAAAGGAAATAAAGGATCTGTATTATCTGCTTCGGTCCTAAAAGAATTAAGCATGGGGATAAAACTAGTTGGCCTAAAGTAATCCTGTTCCATTCTATATTCGATTCCTCTCTCAGCATAATACTCTCTTAATTTTTCTGCTTGCTCCTCAGGAAATAATATTGAAGGGGATTCTATAGTTATACTTCCATCAAATTGTCCAGCGTGACGATGATATCCTAAATCAGCAACACCATATACTAAAGGATACGCTGCAATATTTTCAATTGATTGGTTTGGAAAAAGATCCGGATTACCAATAAATGCCACACATTCCTTTTGAAATGGTCTTGTGGCAGCTTTTGTAAACATGTCGTATGTTTCTTTAAGTTTTGAGGGGTCCTTTAACGCCATTACTGCCCTAGGAGGAGTCGCAAAAAACTTAAGTGCTGTCATATCCTGTATTAAAGAGCCTTTCACATTTGATAAGAGATTATCAGTAATTAAGCTCATGGCGTTTTGAACACCCGGAGGGACTTGGAAATAACCGCCCTCACATGGATCTGGTGGCTGTGGAATAATGTCACCTATACCATTTCGACCAGGGAATAAAGAAGGTGCTAGACCGATGACTTTATTTTTTAAATTAGTTAAATCACGATCAATTTGGCTTTCAGCTTCTTGTTCGCTCAAGCCGGCCTCTTGTAATTCTAGAGATTTTCCTTTACGATCATAAAAAGCAATACAAACATCATCTAAAATAGTTTGTGTTGGTGACAAGAAGTTGCATATGTCAAAATTACCACTTTGGCCGATGGCTCTAAACATATTTTCTATCTCACCCATTGTACGTATGCTTGAACGCACAGCTCGTCTAGCTATATTACTTGCCTCAGCTTGCTCATACCTGTAAGGCTCAGCTTTCAATAAAATAATATAATCGTCTATAAGGCTGTCTTCCTTTGACTTAATTTTTAACGAAATATTATATAATGTTTGGCGAGAGGCCTCTCCTTTTAGCAAAGCACAAAGCTGACCTAAAGAAATATTATCTATTAATTCCTCCACCAAAGGCAAGGCAATTGTTGCTGGAAGTTGCCCAGTCACGCCAGGTCTGTTTAAAACAGCAGGTAGATTGGGAATAGGTATAGTTGGTGGTGCGCCAATATTTGGATCATTTGCTGGACCTAAATCTGTGTCTCCTTCCTCAATACACTTAAGCAATGCATCTTTAATAACAAGATTTAAAATTTGTGCAGACACTGAAACTACCAATGTCAATACAGCTTCAAGTAGTTTTTCACCATAACTACCCATGTGACTATCAGTTTTTAGATTGTCTGGAAATTTAAAGGTTGGTACAGGAAAAGAAAACTTTCTCTTCAATTCCTCAATAAAACTATCAAACCAGTTTCCTGCGCCGCCATTTATAAATCCTAAAGGATCTCTAAGTAAATCGTCAAGGCCATCCAATAAATTACCTGCCAATAATTCACATAGATCTTGGAGACTCATTAGTGATTTAAGATAAGTTAAATAATTATCTGCGTCTTGAAAAGTAGCGCCGATGTTTGAGGCCAAAGTGCTATCGACGCCGGCCTTATTTAGTCTATTAGCTAATTGATCGCTAGCAGCCTGCAATTGATCTAAAACGCCGTCACCACTGAGAAGGGGCCCATACTGCTGTTCATCTGGAATTAGATATCCATCTTGTACTAATTTTGCCCTAGCTTGCTGTGAATTAAAGCCTATTGTGTGATAATAGTCTCTTTGATCTTCAATTTCGGGCCAGGTATAAAATGGATTAACCTGCACATCTTTGCCATAGACAGTATCGATCATAGACTCAGCTATGTTATCGGGCACATCAGGAAAATTAAAAACAATACCTTGGCCACTATCATTAATTAATTCCTGGGGTCGTGGGCCGGGGACTAAGTTAACTGTTGTTCCGCCCATCTCCAAACCTTTAATAACAGCTGTTACAGCAGGATCAGCATTAGGATCCATAGCCATGTAGGTTGCAATTGGGGCTTGGCTAAAGGTGTAATCTATATCTTCTGAAATCGATGAGCCGGGCACGGGCTCTTCTGATTCTATAAAATCACTATATTTTGATGGATCTTCTGATGCCAAACCCAATAAAACACTTTGTGTCTGATCGATTCCTAATGTTTGAATTATCTCTATTATTGCAGCTTCACATAATGCTTCAGCTGTGAGTGGTATACCAAGTTTTGATTGTATACATGCCATTATTAGTGCAATAATAGCTTCTACATCTAAAGAATTATAAATACCTTCGTAAATATATCTAACCGGCCATGGAATTTGTCCTTCTATACTTTTACCAGCTGAATCTAGATTATCTAATTCTTTAGATTTTTTTTCTAAATTCTTTTTAGATACTTCAGGATCTGTTGCTGGGATGGCTTCATTATGTGCTTCAAAAAATTCTTGCTTTTTAGCTAAAAGCATCTCTCTTAGTTCTATTTGTCTACGACCATGAACTGGAGAAGATTTAGCTAGCTCCGCTAATATCTCCTCTAAGGTCATTCCACCTTCTTCTCCGGGTTGATCAGACGCAGGTGGAGAATCTTTATCAATTTTGACCGGCGGCACAGTATAATTTAATAACAGCTCTGACCACTGATTTGACTTTTTATCAGTCGCCGCGGCGAGGTCTTTAAAGCCCTTCTTAAGCTTCATATGCGACAGAAGATAATGAAGAACCATACTACCATAAGTTCCTTCAAAATTAGTTCTAAAGTTGGAAAGCCCAGTACGCATTACAATTGCACTTCTTTGTATTCCCCTTTCTAATTCAGGCTGAGTTATGTGAGGATCAAAGTAAAAAAGATTAAAATGAGAATTTTGATCATCCTTTAGAGAATCCGGATCGGGCGAAAACAAAACATAAGAGACTGTTTCTCTCACTCCAGGTCCGATTACACCATTGTCCCTTATACCAATTTGTATTAAGTGATTTGCACCATCAGTTGTTGATCCAGCTCTTATAATATTAGCAGCTTGTTTGATTGTTGTAGATATATAATCATTTTTTGTTGTTCTGGGAAATACCTGACGATCTAATAAATCTGCTAGAAGCGTTGGAAAATCTCCAGATCCTGCGGTACCGTCGCTAGAATCGTCAGATAAAAGATAATTTGCTATAATATCTGCATTCCAAGGCTGATCGTTTGAGCCTAATATTTTAATGCTTTTATCAGATTTTTCTATTTTCCCCTTGATATCTTTAATGCGGTTTTTTAGATCCATACAAATTTGTTTGACTTCAGAAACTCTAAAAGTCACAGAATAATTTCTTCCGCCTATAAACTCTTTTTCATTATCGTCGTTTTGATCAAAATTATCAGCAAATGGAAGCTTTGAGTTTGGTAATGAGTCAATATATGAAGCACGAATTGCAAACAATATTTTTTGATTTGGTCCAGTACTATTTGTGTTGACTCTGTATACAACTGGCACAAAATATTGCTCTTTTAGATTCTCTAAACCTTCGCTCGCTTTATCTTTATCAAAATATTTTAATAAATTTGCCCATGCTGTTTCCCTGGCCTGTTCTAAAGTATTTATCGTTGTATCAGATCTTTCAATTTCTGCCAATATAAAATAAAAATGTCCTTGTGAATATCTTTGATACCGAAAAGGAAGCATGTCATCTTCAAGATTAAGCGGGTTTATGCCATATTCCTGAGCATTATCACTTTGGGCATGTTCTATAAAGTTATATTCAGATAAAACTACTTCATCTGGAAATAAAAATAGCCAATTATCATTATCTTTAGGACTAAAATCTTTTAAGCCAGGTGGTAAATTACTCTCCCCTCTACTAAGAGCTGATGAAACAAAATCTTCTGCTGATATGTTCACAGGAGCAGAAACTAATGGATCAGTGGGAGAACCAGATAATTTTCTAATAAATTCAGGCCTAGTGTAGTAAGCAGTGTTAGGCCTTTCATTTGTCGTAGCAGGATCTAAAACAAAACCAACCCACTGGCCAGATCGCCCTTCAACAATCTCAGTGACTATGATACCAGTACCTTGTGGAATTGTTATTCTAATTTCATCTTTTGAGCTAGTACTAGCAATAGTGCTTACATAAGTAAAGTTAGTATCATCCCAATCTCTAACAGAATCATCTGGATCTAGAGTAGGCGCCAATCGCAATGGTGTTGAGCTATAGGCAATATAATGAGTGAATAATTCACCCACTACATTATTTGGTAAACTAGCATCTGTCGGTAGTGGACCGGCAGTAGTAGAGTTAGTGGGTGGGGCGCCAGTATCAACCTTTGTTGTAAAAGAGAAACCTTCTAGGGTATTTAAATATTCTTCACAAGCTAAAATTAAGGTATTACATGCCGTAAGTCTTTTGCCATTGAGCGAGTTTTGCTGTAGCCAGCTGTTCTCTAATAATATTTTAGTATCTTGCAGTAGACTATTAATTAATGGCCCACCAACTTCTTGGTGCCATCTGTCATTTTCAGATGGCTTTTCTCCATATTCGCCAGTAAAACCACCTGCTGAAACAATATCTCCTGCAGGGGGCGCCATATTATCAGGAAAATCATCTTCCCAAAACGGTTCAGAATAATCTATAAGGCCTGCTGGTAACAAAGCAGGATTTCCATTGTCTTGTAACTGTTTTTCAGAATATTGATTAATCATATAATTTGCTTTATATAAAAAATCATTCTGCGCAACATTTTGATTTTGTTCTAAAGACCAAGTATTATCTAATTCTATATCGTTTAATTCTTGTTCTAAGACAAAGCTTACAAAGTCGTGTACACCGTCGCTTTCTCCATCCGACTCATTAAAAGGAGCTAGGCCGCCTGTGTCGCTTAAGCCTTCGCCATTGCCATTCGAGCCTCCTTTAAATATATTTTGAATTTTCTTAAAAAGTGTTTGTTTTTTCTTGAGAGCCATATTTTTTCCTAGTTAGTCTTGTTTAAGCGACTCATGATATAAGCGTCTCCGCTGGGCGATAAAAAGTTAGTTTTTACACCTTGTAAATTAGTAATTTGTTTAATAACTGACAAATTTGTTTTAAGCATAGTGTCAATATCACATTGTATACCACCCACCATAGCTTTTTCAGAAGGCAGACTTTTACCAGCATAAAAAGGTGTTATATGAGTATGTTGGCTTAATGCTTTATTAAATTTCATTTGATAATCTACGTAAGCTTGAAATATCTCTGTTATTGCCTCAATATTATTAAGCATAACTGTCAAAGCTAGAGCTAAATTTTGACCTTTTACTAAAGGCTGTAAATCTTCTACTTTATTCATGGCTATTAATTCTATACCATGCTTGCCAGTAATTTTACCCCCAACTGAATTAAATTGATCCGTACCTGTAACAATTCTTATGCTTTCACGACCAATTAATCTAATGTTATCTGCCTTAGCTACAACTGCAGATTTTCCACCATATTTGCCTATATCTTTAGCACTACGAGAATCTTCCTCGCCACTATTTGTAGTTTTCTTGCCAAACCTACCAATTCCGAAATTCCTATCACAATTTGTTTTCTGAGAGATATAAATTCTAGCGGCATCTACATAAAAATTAGGATTAGTTTGAACTGGTGATTCTTGAACTACTAACTCTCCGGTCCTAGAATCTTCTACCTCTATTTTCTCAATTTCCTGTGGGCAATATCCACCCAGGCCAGCAACAATATCTATAGCATCACACTGTGTATGACCTTTTTCACCATGACCTGGGTCTGTAAGATCACTAGTGCGATCATTTCCTAAAACAATAAATGCATTATTATCAGGGCCTTGAATTGTGTGTTCACATTCATAGTTTAATCTTTTTACTCTTGCCTGAATTCTATGACCACCTAAAGTTCCACCAACTCTTTCTTCAATGTCAGCAGCAACTAAAGATTTTATAACTTGAAAATCTTCCTGGTTTAGGCCACAGTAATCCCTTGCTTCTTTAGAAAGTCTGGCTGGGCGACCCGTGACCTCGCTGTTAGTTTGATCACTTACAGCAGCTACGCTTGGATTATCTTCTCCAATGTTTCTTACACTAACTGTAGTCTCTGTTTGTCCAGCCGGCAGTAGGTTACCATTTTTATCATATTTTTGCCCAGTGCCAACGGGTGCTTGAAATGATTGACCGCTAGTATCACTTTGATCTACAAAAGTACCGTCATTGAATGGATCTGAGCTTTTTAAAGGCTTGTTATTAATACTAGCTTCTGGATACTTTTGTTTTTGTTCATTTAAAAATTGCTCGGCTTTAGCTCTATTTGTGAAAGATCTAGCTTCAATCTCGCCATTTTCATTAGCGACATTAAAAGTATAGTAAGTTAAGCCGGCAGCTTGTGATGTTGAAGCATGAATTCTAACACTCATTTTTTTTCTTATCCTCGATACCCTTCAATTTCTTTCCATGGAATGATTGCTGGCCCTGAATAGTATTGAAAATGCATGTGTGCGTCATAAGTTGTCTGTGGAAAAGAAATTGCATTTACTCTTGCTACTACATCTTCTATACCATAAATAGCTGAAATTCTTTTTTGTTCTGCTAGATCCCAAGAAATTGGTGTATCAGATCGATTTGCAAAGCCAAAAAATTGTATTCCCTCTCTAGGACCTCTATGTCTTTTTCTCATAAAAAATGAATTTCCCCATTTCATTCCACTTCTTTCACAAAAAGTTAAAACCCAAAGAAGTGGGTTTGCACCATCGGGCACAATATCTGAACCATCTGCAGAATTCATAACATTATCATATTGTTCTTCTGTTGAATCGTTATAAGATGAATCAGATGCATTTTTCCAGTTTTCTGCTTTTCTTTTCTCCCTAGAAAAAAATCCTTCATAAGCATTGTCTAAATATCTGCCCGATATTCCAAAAGTGCCGTCAAGGCTAGAGAAAGTTAAATCTGATAATACACCCAGTTCATATAATTCGTCTTGATATGTTTCTAAAAATTTACCAGACCATGTGTTTGTAAACACACTATATACAGGATCTCCACTACCATTATAAGGAGCGATCGGATTGTCAACAGTTAAAGTCAATCCCCAGGTCCCAACTTCAATTCCGCTTTGGTATATATTAATTCCAGGAGTAGGATCAGCAGAATCACCCAATGATGGATCTAAAAATCCTTTTATTCCGTTAAACACCCTGAATGGAACGTACCCGGATATATTACAAGCAGCTTCCCATGCTTCTTCTACTTTTTTAGATATACAAGCCCATATTGGTGGACTATTTCTAAATTTGATGCTATTGTTCCTGCCTCTAGATTTATACTTAAAATGTTTTGTGCGATAAAGACCATCCTGAGCAGTCGAAGTCAAGCTTGTAGCTGCATTAATACCTTTTTTGCTAGTCACTTCTGATTTTAAACTTGGTATATTAGGATCCCATTCTATCATTTGTCTCAAATCACGATAATTTGAAACAACTCTAATGTTTTTGCCCTCACAAGCTAGTTCATCAATTCTTCTGTCAGCGCGATTAAAAGTAACCGGTGCTTCATTTCTTCTTAAAAAGTCTAGTGTTAGTGGAGCAGGCGCACACTCTTCATTATTTGCAGGCCCAACTGTTTCAAGTGGCTCTAAGCTTTCTATTGTTTTTTCAATTGAATTTTTTAGTTCCTCCAAGGCCTCGCCTTGAGCTATTTCTCTACATATTATATCAAATATACCAGATAGTTGTCCAGAGTAATCCTCTTTAGCGAATTGTGCAACAAAAATTTTCTGCTCAGTTTGTTGATTAAAAGTGGGTACTTTTAAATCATCTTTTTTCAATCTTTCATATGCAGTCTTAAAAGTATAATCTTTATTGACTGGTACATTTTTTTCGTTAAAATCAAAATATATGGAAAAAGAATTAACGTTATTTGAGTTTTTAGGAAAAATAGTATTAAATTCTTCTTGTGAATTTAAAAAAGCTTTCTTTTCTTCTAACTGTTTTAAAATACCATTTTTCTTATCATTTAAAACCATCACCATCTTAGCTCTATTTCTCTTATACCTCTTTATCTCTATTTCTTGTCTTATAATTTCCTCATATTTGTGATAATCAACTCTATTTTTTAAATATTCACTCGTATTTTTACGGTAGATTTCGGGAACACGTAAGCGATTTATTGGATCATCTAAACTTTCTATTAAAGACTCATAGCTTTTAAGGTCAGGCACAAGATCTTGTTTCTTTTTTGCATATTCTTGTAAGACGCCATCGGACAATCTTCTAGCCGATGAGCCAGCATGATCGGGCACATTGTCGTCAGAAGGCAAATTAATTAAGGTACTATTTGGTATTTGATTCTGGCTAGTCAACATCCTGTCAGAATCAGTCCTTAAATAAAAACTATATTTTGCACCTAGATCTACTTCAGACACTGTGTGCATGCTTATTAAAGGCCCTGATGTTCCAAGTGGCTCTGCAAAAAACCTTTGTTCAGGCGGCCCAGAATTTTTTATACCTTTTAAATACTCAGTTACAAAGCCTATCTCATTAAACATTTTTTTTCCAGGAAATCGTTCTCCGTCGCCTGATGGAGCCGGCGGTTTAGATAACCCTACATAATTAAATTCTAACCTAGGAAAACGAGGACTTATACTAATATAATCCCTATAAAAAGACAACAGAGGAGATTCAGAAAAATTATAACTATTTCCTAAGTTTTGACCATTCTCAATATAATCAATTCTGTCAATAACAACATTATTAAATCCTGACTGCTGACCATAAGTTGGGTATGTTTTAGCCATGGAAGCCATATTAATTGCGCCTAATCCATCAGCTATAATTGATTTATATGTTATGTTGTCAAAAGCTGATTGTCCTAGGTATTGCCTTATAACCTCTAATACTTCAGCATCAAAATTACTAAAATTACCTCCAGTATAAGATCCATCAAAAGTAACAGTCTCTCTTTCTCTTAGATGTGTTTTTTGCAATACTGTGATTGATTCAGGACCGTTGAGTGAAATTTTTCTTTTTAGGTATTTCATTACAATTGGTGCTGATTCAGACTTGAGTTTACTTCTTATTGTTTGCACTTTAGAACTAGGTTTCTCTCCAATTTTAATTGGATTTTCATTCTCTCCTAGAAGTGTTTGGTATTTTAGAATAGCGTCGTCTTCAACATCTGCAGTGCCAAAGCCTCTAGAGAAAGCCATTTCTGGAATAACAAGTATAAAATTTCTTTTATCTCTAATCATGTCAGCAATACCAGGCGCAACTTTCTCAGTAAAATCGTTCCCAACATCAGTCGCATTTTCAATCGCATTATCAGTTGTGCTATACGGACCATTAGTCCATGCTGTTCCAAATCCTCCGCGATCGTGAAAATAATACTTTATTTCTATGGGGGCATACACATTAAGTGTCATCGGTGCATATATGATCGTCTCTCGACCTAGATCAGCTGGACGATCTAAAATATCTAAATACCCATTATTCCTTAAGTGCCCAACCCATATAAATGAGTTGCGAGACCCCAAAGTCATTTCTCGGTTTGTAGACGGAGATACTTCATAACCAAAAGATTGTTTATGAGAATATAAACATTGATTAAAGTGCGCTTTTGTCTGAGCAGAACCATTTCCGTATATACCAGTTTTTATTTTAGTTTTAAATTTTCTTATAACTGGCTGACCAACAGATGGTCTAGGATCTGTTAAACCTCTTAATAATTTACCAGACAAGCCAGTATATCCTAATTCTGTTTTACATGAAGGTGAAAATTTTATTTTCGAGCGCTCATCGACTACTAAATCTACAAGAGGTTGCGCATGTGCAAAAAGACCTATTAACTGCCCAGAAAAACCTTCAATCTTTTCAGCCGTATTCTCACCAAATATTTTTACCCAAACGTATGAACCTTTTTTAACATTATTGAATTCATTGTCACTATCTTCCTTAAAAGAATAATACGCGCCGACCATGGTTTGTAACATTTCATCATTTTTACTTCTTGGTAATCCATGCCCTTCGAACCCTAAGACATGCGCGAAAACAATTTTTCTATTTTTTAAGTCATTAATCCTGCTTCTATTTGATTCATTATTTAAAAGGGCAATACTTTCATCATCTTTTAAAACCCTTGTAACATATGCTATTAAATGTTTACCTTTTAATTCTGCTTCATATGTAAAATTTTCTTCTAAAGTGCTTCGGATGAGCTGCTTAGCAGTTTCACCCTCATAAAACCTAGGTTTATTATTATAATAATATACTGCATCACCTATTTGACTAGCTAATAAATTTGCCTCTAGGGCTCTAGGATCTGCTTTAGAATCATATGTACCAGGTTCAACAGTATTAGCCATAAAATTATTCCTCTGTATCGTTAATTAAGTCATAGATCTCAGACTTCTCTAGCTGTGATAAATTCGTGCTAGTTGACTCTTTTTTTGATATTAAAGAGGCTAATTTTACTAACTGCTCGTTGGAGCGTTGCAAGGTCTCTAGATATTTGGCTGCAACTGGGCCAGAATACTGATGTTTTGTTTCATCAGTTTTGAGAACTTTCATTAACTCTATTAAGAGAGTTGAAGCCATGGCTCTATCATCTCTGATATTTTTTATAGCTTCTTCGACAAATTCTTGAGAGTTTATATGTTTCCTTTTTCCCATTCTACTTTAAACATCCTATATCTTTTTCTAATCCTGTTTAAATTGTTGACAATTTGTTTTGTATTTAAACCAGTGATCTCACGCATATACAGATAAATAGCTTTTTTATTAAAAATTTCTATATCATCAGTGCTGTTAAATAGGATCTTTATAGCTTGTAGAACTTTCCTTTCTGTTTCTTTTAATTTTAATTTTTCCCACTTATCCATTTCACCAAATAAATGTTGCCAAAATTCTTGCTGTTCTCTATTGGTTTCGTAGGTATTCTCAGTAATAAATTGTTCGATTTCAGTTTCATCATTTAAGTCTTCATACTGTAAATCACGTTTAAGTTTTTTAGAGTTTTGCTTTACTTTATGAATAAACCAATTTTTTGTAATGACACTAAAGTAAGAAAAAGCTTTAGAGTTTCTAGTTGTATCGTACTTGTCTAAAATTGTTATAAGCCAAAGTTTGCAATCATCTTTTAAATAATCAATATTTGGAAGATTATTAAATTTGTACGTATACACAATCTTATCAACCATTTCATCAAAAGCAGGTCCAATATAAGATATATAAAGATCAGTTCTTTCTGCCTTGCTGTCAGTTAAAGCATATCTTATAATGGCATTCTCGTGCACTTTTGTAAAATAGTTATTCTTCCGGCGTGGCCGTCTCTTCTTCTTTATTTGTGTCGTCATATTCTAAATCTTCTACCTCAACATCAAAATACTTTTCTTGTGTTTCAATAAAGCTGTT